TAGGTGTTGTCCGTTACCGTGATGTCGAAGTTGTACTTCTGGGACTTCATGAGAAATTTGAAATGATGTTGAAGGCACGATCGACGCCCTTCAGGTTGGGGTTGGTTTCTTTCTTGAATTCTGCCTTCGGCAAAACGCGGTCCGGGCTTGCGGCCGGGGCCTCCTCCAATTTGGCGAGGCGGGTATTGATAGCTTCGAGGGCGATAGCCATCTCATGGGTGAGGTCTTGCAGGTGACTGGACATCTCCTCTTTCTTGGGCTCCTCCTCCTCGGCTTCCACTTCGACCTCCTCGGTGGGGGCCATCGCTTCTTTGACCACCTCGACAATCTCGGCGGCTACCTCTGGGGAGATTTGGAACTTGTCGACGAGGGCGGCCTTTACTGTTGCCATCTCGTCCTTCTCCTCGTCATCCATCATCTCGTCCTTCTTCTCCTCTTCCTCCATCTCGACGACCTTGGAATCGGCGTCTACGTTCAGGGTGCCACCGTCGGACAGTTCATACGATCCGGCCTCCAGGGGAGCGGCCTCGCCATCCTCAGAGAGGACACGGACGGAGGCACCAGCGGAGAACGCTTCGGCTTCGGTGGCAACAACACGCCCGTCGTTGAGGCGGGCTTCGGCGTAGAGGTCCTGACGCTCTGCCTCGACGACAGACTTGACGGCCTCCTTGAGTTTCTCAATTACGGACATGGGTAGTGTTTTCGATTCGGGATATAACGTCGATTCAATCGTTTGAAAGGAGTGGGTCGAGCTCTTCGTGGGTCTCGCAGGGCATAAACATAGTACGCCCGTTAATCTCGTGGGGATGGTGGCCTTCACACCCTAGCGCCGAGGCCATGAGTTCGGCCTCTAAGGGGGTCCCGAAGAGGGGCTTGCCGTCTAGGAAGGCAATCGGTTCCAATACGTCACGAACGGCGGCGGCAATGGTCTCGATGGTGATATCCTCCATCTTAACCAACTTGTCTATAAAGTACCCCTCGATGGAGAACCCCCTGTATTTTTTGTCTTTTACGTCGCTCCACACCTCGCCGTTATGCACGCGGACGGAGACCATCCACGTACCGGTCGGGACATCGAAGCCATAGACGGCGGCCTTGTCGCGGTCCTTGTCGGCTACAATCCAGCTCTCGAAGATGGAAAGGCCGTCGACCTTGGTCTGATGCTCTACGGTATACTCTCCGTTGCGCTTCTGCCGCATGAAAAGTTCGGCGGCCTGCTGCACCGTCTCCTTCGAGAAGTACACCTCGAACTCCTCTTGCTTGACGTCATCCCACCGCGGGATCATCTTCTCCGGAATCAAGGCCGGACCGATTAGGAGCTTCTTGTCTTCGTCGACCTTGGCGAGGGTGAGCTTCTGGTCCTTGTTGAAGTACACGAAGTTCTCCTCGATGGCCGGGAACTTCACGAGGCTGATAGCCTCCACCCCGAAATCGTCCTGCTCCTCATCAATCAATAACTCGACGGTCCTCATAGTGTGGTCTGAATTTGTAGCTCCCGATTTAGGGCTTGCTTGTTGCTGATCTCGTTCTCTACTACATATGCCCGCACGGGTTCCGGTGTGGGGGTCTGCTGGTTCGGGATGAGGGAGCCGACATCGACCCCGACGGATTGGGTACCTCCACCGATGCCACCGCCGCCACCACCTCCGCCACCTCCGGCCGAACCTCCTCCGGTGAATTGCTGGGATTTGATTTTGGCTACATTGGCCAATCCAGCGGCTACGGCGATACCTGCGGCAATGGTTGCGCGGGCAGGGGCGTCCGGTGTTGGGACGGCAAGTTGTGAGGCGTATGCCTTCTGTGCGGCTTGGTACGTGCTGACTAACGTCTCCGCGATGCTTATCGCCTTGTTGCGTTTAAATGCCTTCCGTTGGCCCTCCTCGGTGTCTTTTGCGAACGCTGTCGTCAAGTCGCTGAGGATGGAGAACGTTGACGCGCGGGCGCTTTCCATCAATTCGGCACGTTTGGCTTCGTACGCCTCTACGTCGGCGAGGGTCTTCGCGTTGTTCTCCTGTTGGCGGGCGCGATCCTCGTCGTCGAATTTCTCATACAACGCCCGGCGAGCTTCCAGCCTGCGGCGTTCAATGTCTTCTAATAGTTCCGCGTTGCCTTCGGCATCGACAGCCAACTCGTTGTAGCGTTCTTCGAGGGCCAGCTTTTCCTGTTCGCGGGCGCTCATGCGCTCCGCGGCTAATTGCTGGGATACTTTGCGCTCTCGGTCGGTCTTTTGCTTTGCGTCATCGGCAGCTTTGGCGTCGTCTTCTTGGCGGAACTTCTCCCGCAGGGCCGCGAGTTCCGTATCGCGCTGGGTCTCGATTTGCGCGATTAGTTCGGCATTATCTCCGGCCTTGTCGAGCTGGGCGTTGTAGAAGTCTTCGAGCGATAGTAGCTCCTTGGTCCTTGCGTCCAAACTGGCGCGATCACGCTGATCCAAAGCATCTATGATTTCTTGCTCTGCCTTGGTGATTGCGGCGGCGGCATCCTCTTCAGCTTTGCGCTTTGCTAGGGCCGCGTCTGAGATGCGTTTCGATTCTGCTTCGGCTTCTGCGGCGGCCTGGTTGCGGATGGTGTTCAGCTTGTTATTGAGGGTCGTCTGAAGCTCAAACGATTCCGTTTGCAGGTTCATTACCTCGGCCTCCAATTCAGCTTGTCGCCTGCGGTCTTCCTCGGTCGAGTCTCCCATCTTCATGCGCTCCGCATGGATTCGGGCCTCTTCGGTTGCGATGTCTAGGCGTTCCGCCATCAACGCTTTTTCGAGGTCGATTGCGCTCTGGGCGGCCTTCTCTCTTTCGGCAAACGATTTGGTCGTGTCCTCGGCGACCATATTGTACTCCTTGATATCCTTGCGGTCCTCGGCGCGGCGCTTCGTCATTTCTATCTGACGGTCCGTAAGGGCCTGCATTTCGCGCTCTAATCGCCGAGCTTGTGCGATACCCTCCTGCATCGAGGCCGGCAGGTCTTTCAGGGCGTCGTTGTAATTCTCAACGGCTGCCGTCTGACCCTTGGTAAACAGATCCACCAAGAAGCCACCCGCGGCCCTAAATCGAGCGGTCAGATTCTCAACAACTGAACCAAGGCCAGCCATCAGAACCTTCAACTGACGTGCGCCGCGTTCCGTTTGGGTGAACGCTCCCACCAAGGCCGTAACGCCCACGACCAAGGCCCCAATACCGGTGGCGATGATGGCCGCCCGCGTCAGCTTGAGGCCGGTGATGAAGGTCTTCGTCCCTGCGGCGGCCTTCCTGAATCCAGTCACCGCTCCGCCCGTAGCGGTATCGAGCGCCCCGGAGATGCTTGCGCCTTCCTCGCGGGCCTTGTTCAGTTCGTCGGTAAAGTCGGCGAGCTGGTTAGCCGCTGCTCCGAGTCCCTTTACCTTTATGTTGATGTCGTAGTCCTGCGCCATTGCGTCCCCCTTGGAGGACTTTGCGCCACCATGACGAATTGCCCCACTCATAGTATCCATATAACAGAAGGCAATCGGGGTTGCCGCGGAGCTCATACTGCGCCGCTACATCTAGCACGCGGGGGATCGCCCTTCCTATCCCGTCGAGGTAGTCTTTCATTCCTGCAATAGTACCCGGTCGTTGATGCCGGCCAACCTCGCGCCCGCCTCCGTGAGGATAGCGTTCTCAAACTCGGTCTCATTGGTGGCATACATCCGAATCATCTCCACCGAGAGCGTCCAGTTAATAATCTTGTCGGCTTCTCCGCTCGCGTAGATATGCAAGACCCCACCCGAAAGGGAGGCCGTCAGGCGTCGCGCTCCGGGGCTTCCGCTGCTCAAGCTCTCGCCGCTGGTTTCGGAAAGGGTAACGGTACCCGCCCGCCCATTGGCAAGGAATCGCCACGTATCAAAGAGGGAAGTGAAAGCCACCCCCGCCGAACCTCCCACCGTCGTCGAGGTGGAGCGGATAACCCCAAACGCGACGGTGTTATCCGGTACGGTGATAGGTGCTCCCCCTGGGGCCACGGGTTCGATGGTGTCGCTTCCGGTACTCTCGCCCGTTAGTATCACCTCATCGTAAACGCTTACGGTGCCGCTTCCGGGGTCGGTCGTGTTGGTGTTGGTTCCCGTCGGAGAGACGGGGCCGGGCGTGTCACCATTTGCCGAGGGGATGGGGTCCTGCGCATCCGTCGGGGGATACGGGGGTACAGGGTCGCCGTCATCGGTGGCGGGGTTATTCCATCGGCACGTGGAGGTCGGCGCGTCGTAGTAATACCCGAACGCCTCGCAACACTGTTGGCCGGGGTTGGTCGTCGTGGTCCCGTCGGCATCGGTGAAGGTGACCGTCCCGTTTGCATTCGAAGAGGTAGGAACCGCAGAGCACGCCCCGAAGCTGGAGCGCTCGAGATCGCGTAGGAACTTGCAAAGGGTACTCTCCCCCGTCCCGATTTGGTAGCCGCTTATTTCCGTCAGCTTGTATACCGCTCCGAGGATATGGAAGCGGTCGTTAAAGCGGACGTTCCTGATGTCCGAGGGGGTGAGGTATAGGTGAGCCTCAAAGACCCGCGCGTCGGCGTCGTAGATGTCTGCGAGATAAGAGGCCCAATACGCCTGGTGCAGTCCTATGGCCGGCACCTCGGCTCCAGCCATTAGGGGGTTGTCGATAGAGAACGGCAGCGAGGTAGAATTCCAATAGAGGCTCTGCGTGTTGCCGTCTAAAGGAGATTCCGAAAGGGGCGAGCAGAACAGATACGACGAGAAGGCCGTGTTGTCGATATAGTAGGTGTTTTGCAACTGCTGAACGCCGGTCGCAAAAAACAATTTCGGCGGCTGTCCTGCGGGCTTTACGCCCACACCATCCTTTTGATAGCTGCGGTGTATCAGCAACTCGTTATCAAATGTCAGCGGATCGCCTTGCAGGGTCGGGACAGTGTACACAAAATACGGCGCAAAAACCGGCGCGTTCTTTAGCTCTCCCGTAGCGAAGTCATCGTCTATGTCTTGGTCGTAGGTGCCGAAGGTCTGCCCTTGGGTCTCCTCCACAAACTTGTTCCCGACGTCGTTGCTGTCTTTATCGGAAAACAGAATCCGCGCCGACTTCAAAGACGAGGTAGGCATTAGCGTGCGCTCCTTGTCGAGGTCCAGTTTCTCCGTCCAATAGGTATCTACCCCGTCCGAGATCCACTCTCCATACGACTCGATATAGAGCCTCTTGGGGTTGTCCGGGTCCGCTTCAATGACAAGGTTGAACCGCTGGCAGAGGTCCCGCATGAAGTCCTTTTGCTTGATGCGTGGCAGGCACTTAGGTATGTCGACCTCTCCTCCCGGTGCCTGTTTCACAGTAAACCGAGCAAATTGTAAGGTATAGTCGTCGACTTTTGCATTGTCATCGATAACGAGCTGCGTTACTTGCACGCCTTGACTAAGGGCCAACAATGCAGGTGCTTGCGTCGTTAAAGTGACGAAAGTGGTCACGGCTGCCGTCTTGGTCGCAACGAATTGCGAGGCTGCAATAGTCACATTTGAATTGATGCGTAGCTGAACCGTAGCCGTATCTCCTACAGCGGCGGTATTAGACCAATCTATCGAAATATTAATTTGAGCGTGGAACGTGTACGTGCCTCCTTGCGGCACGATATACGTGTTAGACGCGAGGCTGTAATTATTTCCATCGTCGTAATTAACCGTATCAAACGGGACGGTATAGGGAAGGTTAGTAAACGTGTAGACTGGATTGCTCAAATCCAAATCGACTTGGCATGTGTTTTCTACCGTTGAGACAATGCGCTCGGTCTCCGAGGCTAACGTCATATATATCGACCCAAATAAATCGGAGGCAAAAAAATCCGAGGAATAGGTGAAGCCATTTGTGCGCAGGATAAGATCCACAAGCACCCGGAGTTTTATAGCCGGTTTTAACATCTCCGAGTAGAGACCGTTTACCGTGCTGTCAGTGTTGGCAATACCATAATTTTCCTGCGCAACGAGAGGCTGCTGATTCCAGCTTAGGCCATGGTCGGCGTAGGGTATTATGATAGTCCCGTCCGGCACCTGGTCGCCGATGCTGATGCTCTGGTTTAGGTCCTGCGAGTTAATGACGTTCGCGGCGGTGTTGTTGTAGTTGTAGTCGGTCGTGTTTGTGGTCGGGTCGTCAGGGTCTATAAACGCCGCCTGCAATAGCTTAGAACCCATCTCCGCAAAGAGGTCCGCCACATCGCCGAGGACGTTGACCTCATACACCTCGGCCATAAGCCGCACCGCCCGCAGTTGCATCGACCCACGGATCACCTGCACCCCATCCTCGAAGACGAGTACCTCGGTCTTTTGTGTTGGGTCGAAATCCCCGTCGGTTAGGGTAACCTCGTAGAAGTGCGCAAAGAACTGGTTGTTACGAGACGTAAACGGAAGGCGGAACGTCTGCGAGTACGGCGCATGGCGCTGCATCGTCTCCCCCGGCTTGGCTACGGCCAGGTTTAGAGAGATAGACGGCGACCCCTCAAGGTCGAGAGTCGTCTGCGTCTGCGTGTCTTGGTTGAGGGCTACGAGGCGTATCACTTCAGGCGGGGTCGGTTGCTGTATCGCAAGGTGAAGGAGTACGAGATGAGCTTCTCATTGACCGACGTCTTAAAGAGGAATTCGGAGTCCGTAACCACCACGGGGATGAGGTTGGTCCCGTCGACGATGTACACGCTGCGGGAGGTGGCAATATCGCGGAGCATATCCGAGTACCCCTCCTCGACGTAATCGCTGGCCACGGTGATCTGCCTCTCGGCCTTTACGGTGGTTGTCGTTACGCCGCGCTCCCATCCGTCATACGTGAAGTCTATCAGTCCGGTTACGGTGTCCCAATTTCCGCGTGGGCGGTTGTATTGGCTCCGCTCGATATTCGACAGCCTCTCCTCGCTGCGCTGGTCGAAGTTGAACGCATCCCATCCCCCGTGGCGGTTCAGGAATAACAACTGCACGCGGGTATACTTTGAACATCCGTTGTCGATGGTGAACCGATGTATGCGGGTGTCTTGGAAAACCGTACTGTACGCGGTCGATGTCGACAGGTAAATCTCATAGTATGCTAGTGCGGCGTCTTGTATGATGTTCAAGAGCGTCGTATCACCTGCCGCCGTCGCGTGTTCCTCTAAGTTGGCCGGGCCGATACCGATAAACTGTACTGCTCCGGCGTCGGTTATTGGGGTATTGTCACCCCCGACCGAGTTCATACTAATGTTCTTAGTTGCGATTATAGTTCCATCGGCTTCATACCCCCGTAAAATGCAATATTGGGGGGAGCTATCCGAACCATTGGGCAGGCTTCCACCGGGCTGCGCTCCCCATGCTAGGACATAGGGTTGGTCTATTCCAATGCGATGTTCCCGTGCCGTGCCGAAGTTGAATGTCGATGACCGCCCCAGGTCGGGGGCGACGCTTAGGAAGTTGTTGGTGGCAATGGAAGGTTGATACTGTCCATTGCCGCGGGCGTACGCTTGCCCGGAGTTTATGAATTCATCGCGGAACGCAAAGAGGGCGGTCGTGTCCTCGACGGCGCTTTCTGTCGGGTCTGTGGTTGCGCTTGTGGCGCTCTCGTGGGATAGCTCCAGTTGAAACTTACGCGCGACGAATTGATCCACCGACTCCCCGACGAGGTTGTCAGGGTCGAAGCCGGTCCGCCCAAGGGTGAGGATATTGCCGTCGGTGCTGTTCCCGTTGACTACGTTTGGGCCGATGTAGTCGTCCAGCACGCGCGAGATGTCGAAGATGGCCGAGAGGTTCGTCGTGCTCAAGGGGTGCGTCTTCAGGGTCGCGAACGTCGTCGTGCTGTTGCGGTTCTTGATGCGCAAGACGAACCGGTATTTAAAATAGGGACCGGCCACGGCTTCGGAGACCTGGATGATGAGCGGTTCCGCCGTGCTTTGGAAGTCGGTCGTATTGGGTACGTATTCAAACTGAGCCGCCATCGAGTAGGGTCTTTATCGCGTTTCCTATGTCCTGCGCTACGGCTGCCTCCAATTTCGCGTTGTGCTTCTTGATGGTCTTGTCGTAGGCGTTCGTGAAGAAATAGGAGGGCCGTATACCGGTTTGATATATGCTTCGGGAGATGGCGTACACCATCGACTTGCGAGAGGCGAATTGACCCCCAGCCGCGCGTGGGGCGATGCCCTTCTTCACTACCCATTTATCGATAGCGGGGCGGAGCCTCCCCGATGGACCCGATCCCGACCCAAACCGAAACGGGGAGCGGGGAGCCTTGGCCGCGGATAGCGCACCCTTTACCCCCTCATCTACGAACTGCCAGTATTCGGCACCGGGGAAGGAGAAGCCGAGGTTGAGGGATTTATCGTCCTTCGATACGCTCTGCTCGTAGCGGATGGAGTTGTACAGGTTGCCCGTCACCACCTTCCCCCGTGCCTTGAGGGATATGCGGGCGCGGCGGCGTACCTCCTTGCCAATCTTCCCCAGCTCCTGCATGGAGTTGGTCATACGCACCCGCTTGCCGTCTATGGTGATGTAGTCCTTCATGCGAAGGCGGCCGCGCAGAGGTCGAGCGTATTCGAGGTCTGAAGGCGTACCGTCCCGACCCATCCCGTGAGCAGGTTATCGAAGCGGGCGGTGAACGGTTCACAGTCCACGGGCAGTTCGATACGCACGTCGCGGTTCACGTCGCTCTGAGCGCTCAACACCTGAGCGTAATTGCTTACGATGTCAATGAGCGTCCGCAAGGTGTCGGAGTATTGCTCCTGCGCGTCGGTCTGTCCGGGGAGGACCATATCCATCACCAGCACGTCGAGGGAGTAGATGAGGACGCCCCGCTCGATTGTGGCCCCGCTGATGTCCGCGTAGCAGATAGGGTACTTGTCGCCGGCGAGCTTCTGGATATCCACCTCGCTCATCTCGCCCTCCTTGAAAGATCGGATGAAATGATGGTCCAGGGCAATCGCTCCGAGCTCGTCGATGATTTGGTTTACTGTTCTCATAGGTTCATTTTTTGCTTTTCCAGTAGCGCCCGATCTTGCTCGTAGGCGAGCCAAGCGAGGGCAGTTTCGAGGTGAGTCCTTTCAACCTGCGGTAGTTTAGTAATGTCCTCCCCTGCGAGATGTACGAACGTGGCGAACCATCCGTATTTCTCGGATAGTTTGGATCCGCCACCGCCTTGGAATAGCTGTCCAAAGCGTCGACTAATGCCCTCCCGGTACGCAAAAAAAAAGCGGCTGCACCGAGGGCGTGAGCGAGCTTCATCTTCTTGAAGAATTCCGAGCGGTCCTCCCCGTCGTAGTCGGCTATCCGGTAGAACTCTCCGTGCTCCTCGACGATGGGGCGGTATAGGATACCCATGACCTGGGGCAGGTGCGTATCGAAGGAGTCCTTGCAGAGGGTCTCGATGTCTGCGAACTCGGCCACCGTGACGCGGGAAAGGTTGGGGTGGAATCCGTAGCGTTGGTCCAGCTCGATTATCCTCTCGACGGGATACTCCTCGTCGTACTTGTCGAGGATGCCCCCAATGACGCCTCCGATATGCTGGATGTCTTTCTGCTCCATCGCCATCACCTCGGCCCGCTCCAGGTGGCAGAGGATGCAGATGGTCCTCACGACCTGCTCCATCTCGTCCCCTTCGGGTATGGCCTTGACTTGGAGATACTGGTCGACGGTGATGTCGTACAGGTTCTCCGGTATGGTGATGGTCTTCTTCACGCTATCAAATAGACGAAAGGTAGGGACATAAAAAAAGGCCCCGTAGGGCCTGTTTCGAGTGGGGAGGCAATCACGCCTCCACAAACTCGAGGCGGCCTACGTTCGGAATATCCGTGTGGAGGTTGGTGTGATTCTGCACCTTGTACTCGAGGTGCTCGATCAGGTCCGCTGCCTTCTTGAATCCAAGCAATCCACAGTTGCGGCGGAGGTGGTTGACCGGAAGAGCGAAGTCTTCGAGGCTGTCGATTTCGCAACGGTACCCGTCCAGGGTGATTGCAGTCAGTTCGATGGAGTTGCCGTTGGGGGAGGAGAAAGTCATCATCTCAGGAGGGGTTTGTTTGTCGTTGTTGACATAACAAATATACAACATCATTTCGCATATCCAAACATTCACGCAAAAAAAGTTTGCATTTATGCGAGATAGTAGGATCCCGACCGGGATGTCGTCAGCAAGTTCAGACACACGTACCGCACCGCGTCGATGCCGTGGTTGTCCTTGTCCACGGGGCGGTTTAGGTTCCTTCCGTTCTTGTCCTGCTCCCATCGGTACGCGCGGAGCTCCTTCTGTAGGTTCGTGCTCTCGGCGGTAACCAGGAGCTTGTGGCGGCGCATGATGTCGATGCCCTGCCGTACCGAGTCCGGTCCCTTCCGTGCGGGCTTCACGTTATGCCCCAATCGAAACAGCTCCTCGATACTCTTTGGCTCGGCGCTGTCTGCAATGATGGTCTGCACGTCGAGCTTGTTCAGCTCCTCGGAGATGTCCGGGTTCGTGAGTCCGGTCGAGTACAACCGCTCGTGAAGTATGAGCGTGTGGCCGTCTTGGTATACGTCGATGACGGCTGTCGGGTCGTTCGTGAATCCGAAGTCTAAGCCCGTCCCGATCCTCTTGCCGGCTATCTCTCCGACCTCCCAATGGAAGACGGCCGCCTGGTTGACTCCCCTTTCTCCGAGGCCGTAGATGCGCCAGTAGTTCGGGTCCGCATCCTTTAGGCGTTCAATCTCTGCGATGGTGGCCCGGTCGAGGTAGGGGTTGTCCTTGTACGTGGTGCGGAAGAAACTCGCATCCTCGCGGGGTATTACCTCCTCGTAGATCCAGTGGTATTCGTCGGAGGGATTGAAGTCGATGATGACCTTCCCCGTGGTCCGGAGCAGGAGCTGCCGCCAATCTTCGAGGCTGAGCTCGTTGGCCTCGTTCACAAATAGGATTTGCCTCTTCCGGCCCCTGACCTTTTGCGGTTGGTCTACGCTGATGAACTCGACGAGGTTGCCCCAGAGGATGTACGTCGCCTCGCTCTTGTTGTGCTGGTCGACGTTGTATGCGTCCTCCTTTTCTAGGATGGAGAAGAAGTCCCGCATCGCCGTCGCCCTCAGCGCGGGGAATGTCTTCCGGGCTATGGTGATGACCGCCCCGGCGTTCTCATTCTCGTAGCACAGTTCGACAAGGCTCTGGAGTATCGAGTACGTCTTCCCGCTACGAGTTCCGCCCTGGTGTACTTGGATGCGGGAGGCGCACCCCTTGACGTGGTAATACGTGGCGGGCTGCTTCACGCAACGTCCGGAATCCTTGCCCAATGTGTAGGGGGTCCATCGAAATCGGCATCCTCAATTTCCCAGATGCCTTCCGGGTCGTGCTTCATGCAGAAGAATATGACGGCTGAATGCCACGAAGCCTCCTCCGGCTCGTCGGCTTTGCAGACCAAATAGAAGCCTTCGAGTTGAGGCTGCGTGTCGAATGTGTTCCAAGTCATGTTGTGAATTTACGCTACGTCCGCGTTGTCATCGGTGAACCAGGAGAGCGGCTTCTTCTCTGCGACGGCTATCTCCTGACGCTCCACGTACCCCCGCTCCTTGCCCTTGGTCTTGAGGTAGAAGATCGTCGCCGCGGGGTTGCCGTCCTTTATCAGCTTGTGGAGATGGGATTCGGCGAAGTCAAGGGCCACGTCGCCTATCTCACTGACCGCCTTCTTGTACTCGGGATCTTCGAGCCAGTTGTAATGCGTCTGTCGGGAGATGCCCACCACCTTGCACGCTGCCGTGACAATGCCGAGGGACTTCTCCAGGGCCTGTACCATCGCCTTTTTTTGTGCGTCCATTTGCGTCTATTTCTCCGCTTGGTTGATACATACGGCCACCCTTTGCGCCATATCGGGAAACTCCCTCTTTGCGGTCTCGTCTGCGATGCAGCGGGCGACGAATTCGCTTTTACTCTCGCCCTCTTTTTTTTCGGGTAGTGGCATTATCCTCTGGGGTCGTAGCTGGCGTCTCCGGTACTTTCAAAGACGGGGGTGACGCTTAGGCTGTAGGTGGCGTGTTCGTACCTCATGGCCTTTTTTTTGGTCCGTGGGGTGGAGATGTGGCGGCGCATCATCAGCTCGGCGTGTTTCTTACTCGATACATACCACACCTCTCTTTCGTCCAATTCGGGGCAGGTAAATACCGCCTTGTAAATCTCAGCCATGCAGGGCTAAATATAGCAGGATTGCGAGGACCCCGATATAACCGTAGAAGGTGGCGCGGTATGCGTATTCCTTACTCATGGATCTTGCCCTTGTAGTGCTGTATGATGCGCTCGGTTTCATGCTTGTAGTACTCCTTAAAGGTCCCGGTCGGGTCTTGCATCCACACCTTATACAGGACGTTCCGTAGGCGTTGGCTTTGGCTCTTGGGTTCGTCGTATAGGTCCAGCTCCACCGCGTCCAATTCATCGACCTCATCGCGGTTCATCTTCTCCTCCCCCCGGAAGTACAGAATCCCGAACGTATCGACGAGGCGATCTATGTCCGCTATCTCTCCGGAGGTCTTCTCCTGGGTGATGAAGCGGAGGGAGACGGAGCGGTCCTTCCTGCGTTGGTACCCGTCAAGCTGGCCGGCGGTGAGAATCTTCAAGGGCTTGGAATATTTGATATGCGACCTGTGGGACGATGGCGTTCCCGTATGCCTTTATGGATTCTCGTCTCCACTTTGGAAAGGTGATGCCGTCCAGCCTTTCGGGAAGCCCATCATTTCCTCCACAAATAGGGGCGACAGATGGGAAGTTTTCCCACGTTCTGGATCGTGCATCGCATACGCAAGAGTGTCCCGCTGTCTTTTTGGATCGGTGCGCGTTGCCCCGCCTTTTGGGTCGCTTGTTGCTGACGGCGTTGGAAGCATCTGCGCCGCTGCCCTGTCCTTCAACGTCAAGCTGTAGCCTAGGTCGTTCGCCTTCCCGTCCTTCGGCTTCCTCGCTCCCCCTCCGTTCCCGTCCCAAGCCACAGGCGTTGGGAGCATCTGCGCCGCCATCGTTAGCGGCGTTCCCCCTTGGCTGTACTTCTTGGTGCGATTGCTCACCGAGTCCGTCGTCACGGTAGGCAACAATCCAGATTCTGTCTCTGCGGTGCGGGGCGTTGACGCTTGCAGCAGGAAGAACGACCGGGAAGACTTCGTAGCCTTCACCCTCCAGGTCAGCGCACACCGTGTCGAGAACCAGCCCTTCATTCCAACTAAGGAGGCCGCGAACGTTCTCCGCCACGACGTAGGTGGGGCGAGCCTCTCGAATGATTCTAAACATCTCCGGCCAGAGATATCTATCGTCGGATGTCCCGGCCCGCTTTCCTGCTGCTGAAAAGGGCTGGCAGGGGAATCCACCCGAAAGGACTCGTATACGTCCTCGAAACGGAGTTGCATCGAAGGCTTTGACATCGTCGAAGGATTGGGATTCGGGAAAGTGATGGGCGAGGACTTCCCTACAGAACGGGTCGCGCTCGACGTGGAAGACGTTCTCCCACCCCATCCACCGAGCCGCGAGGTCGAACCCTCCGATGCCTGAGAATAAACTACCATGCGTCATTGCTTTGTGTGTGTGTGTGGCAAATTTACAACTTTCCCTCTTCCCTCATCACCTTCTCGGCCCACCGCTTCCCGGCCAGCCCTCCCCATAGAAGATACGAAATAGTTCCGCAAGCCTGCGTATCTGACTCGTCGTAATACTCCTCGGCGCGGGAAAGATATGAATACATCCGCTGCACGGTATCGAAGGAGACCGCCTGCCCTTGGGCTAGCTGTTGGGCGCGGACCTTTCCGACTTGGGTGGCGCACTTATTGCCGACCTTCTCATTTAGCTCGATGCCCTTCTTCGCGTTGTTCGATACCGCGTCGGGGTAGTCGCTCCAGGTCTTAAGGTTTACACGTATACTCATATGCTCGT